GTTATAATAAAAATAATATAATAACTAGACCACACACTTTATAAGATATAAAGATATTTTGCGAATATTAAATAAATTATGAAACATTTATGGATCAATATTGATAAATGTAAAGAACGTAAATTTTTTATGGAAAATCAATTTAATAAAATGAAGAAAGAAAATATTAGAATACAGGCAATTACACCTTTAGATTTTGATAATATATTAGTTCAAAAAAGACCATTAAGTTGTAATTATAAAGGGTGTGACAGTTGCGAATACGAATTTGCGTGTATATCAAGTCATATTAAAGCAATGGTTTACGCAATTAATAATACTAACGATGAATGGTTCGTTATTATGGAAGATGATATGATAACACCTTTTAATATAGATTATGAAAATATGATAAAAGATGCTCCTGGCGATGCAGATATTATTCAATTACATATTCTTTATGGACCAACTGTTAAATTATTATATGACAATTTGTTAAAAAAAAATGTTCGTTTTATAAAATGGCAATACTTGCTTCCTTCTGCAGGTATGTATATAATTTCAAGAAAAGGAGCAAAAAAATTAGTAAATAAATTTTATATAAATGGAAAATATGATTTTTCTTCTTGTGAATATCAAATTGTTGCTGATGTTGCACTTTATTCGACTGTTACTACATATGCTACAACTATACCATATGGTTATCCTAATATTATAATGGGTTCTACAATTCACCCCGATCATCTTAATGCACATGCTTTAGCAATATGCGATATTAAAGAGGTTATCGATGATGCTTTATCTAATAATAGAATTCCCTATATTTTTAGATAGTTTATTATTAATATTTGTCATATATTTCATCTTCATTTTTATCTTTTTTATCTTTTATTTTATATTTTTCATTAAAAAAATATAGAACAATAAGTTGTTTACGATGATCTCTGAGTTTATTCGTACAATATAGTATATAAGATTCATCTTTCCCATTTAATCTTTTATTTTCTATCCATACTTTAAACAATTCATTATATAATACTACAGATTCATTAATATATGGATAATCATTTATTTTATTTGTGGCTAACATCTGTGCTTCTTCGGCTAATCCAATAATATGAAGAAAATGTTTTGTTATACAATCGCGACATCTTTTATTTTTATTTGTTAAATGTTCTTCTAATAATATTGATTGTTTTATAATTTGTTGCATATTATATTTTGGATCGCTAACAGGGTCTAGAGAATCACATGTTGTTGTACATGTGTCGCTAGGTGTTTCGTCATTTTCTTTTATTTTATTCTTAGTATAATTAATATTTAGATTATGCATACCCATAGGGATACCTATTTTTCCCACAGAGGTTTGCATATATATATATGTTAAAATCAAAGATACAGTACATATTATCATTGTTAATATTATTATTATTGTTTCAGTAATAAACGCCATATATAAATATTTTATTTAATATTCTAATATATATGTATATATTATATTTTACTTTGAATATTAAATACTGGTTTTATGATGGTGTAAATTAAAATTATATATATTATATTAAATGTATTTTAATATAATGTTTAATTAAAATACTTTGGTATAATAGAATAAATGGTTTCATTGATTGAACATTTTGATAAATGTACTATATTGCAATCAAATAAAGATTTTAATTCAAATTATAATAAATTAAATAATAAATGTTCTAGTTTAAGAACATTATCAAAATCATATTATGAAAAAAATAATAAAAAATTACTTTATAATAATGACGATGATACTATGTCATATAATATTGTTATAATTGCGGTTAGTATATCAGCACTGGTTTTTGTTTTAACAATATATTCGATGTAATATATTTAACTATATTTTAATATTCATATTCAAAATATATATGAAAGTTATAATTGTGTATAAAAATGTTCCCCATAATGTATCAAGTATTAATACCTTAACACTATAATTTTTATAAATTGATATTGACGTTAAATTATAAATACTATATATAACAAATCCAACGGAACCACCATATATTAAAGATTTTAATAATTTTTCTATAATAGTATCTTTAGTATCTAAATTAACTATTGTCAATGGTATCGTTATATGTATTATTGAGAATATAACAACAAGATAAGCCAATAATGCATATTTATAATTTAAAATTAGAGGAAACTTTTGTATTTTTTCTGTATTTATTGAGTATAAATTAAAATTACTATAAATCCATATGAAGTCTAAAAATAATAATATTGAAGATATTATTATATAATTAATATATTTATTCATTAACGGCTACTTCTACATTAACCGGCGATTCTTTATTTTTATTCCAAGTGATAGCTGCTAATTTCATTAATTCTTTGAACTCAATTTTAGGATTTTCCAATCTAAGTTTTGCCATTTCTTCTCTGATGAAAATATTATATTTTGTAGGAGGACGTTTTACAGCACCTTCTTTTGAACTACCTTTCTTTTTTTTACTTGATTCTTTATAAGCATTTACAACAAACTTCTTATATTGGTCGAGAGAATAATTTGTTTCATCGTCAATATATGAGCAAAACAACTCTTTTACACGTTTAGTATCTACTTTTTTAGCAGTATTTGTAACTGGAACAAAATTATTTACATCATTAGATTGTGTATCAACTTCTTTACAAGTATCCATAATTCAATTCCTTTTTATTATTATATACTAGTAAAGGTTTATATAAGTTTATACATAAAAATATGATAAGAACCAATAAAAAGTTTTTTATATATAGTCGTAATAGAATTATATATAGTTATAACGATAAATCATATATTAGATATAATAAAAAATATTTATTATTAAATAGTTTAAAAGGCGGTGGTATGGAAAATAAAGAAGAACAAAATAAAGGTTTGAAAAAAGATAAAGATTTGAAAAAAGAAGAACAGTTGAAAAAAGAGGAAGATTTGAAAATATGCGAAGGTATAAAAGTTAATTTAGAAGAAGTTTTGAAAAAAATGCTTAATAATATAATTGAAAAAGATGAAAACTATAATGATTATATAAAAGACCTTAATAAAGATATTTATATAATTTTACAAGAACCTAATAATAACGATATCAAAAAAAAAATAAAAGATATATTATATGATAAGTTTTTTAAAAATTATATATTAGAGATTGTTCATGATATACCTTTAAAAAATATAACTAATTTTATCGATATTGAAGAAAATATAGATAAAAATGAAAAAGAAAATGTAATAAAAACTATAAAAATGTATAATGATAAATATAAAAATAATTTTGATAATTTTAAAATTTATTGGAATAATATAAAAGATAATATGTGTAAAGATAATAAATTAATTATAAATTTAGATGACATTAAATACAATTTTGAGAATTCTTTATGTCGCAAAGAAAAAAATGCAAAAGAAGACAATATAAAAGATGATGACGCAACAAAGTATCAAAAATTAGCAATATCCAGTTTAAAAACTATTATATATATTTCTTTAAAAAATGATTTTGAAAAAATTAAATCTTATGTAAAAAATGAGATAAATGATATAAGTTTATAAATTCTTTATCATGTAAGTATCTATTAAATTATATCCTATTTTTCTATAATAATTTCGAACTCCTGTCCCGCTTATTATAGCCATTTTTAAATATCCTTCTTTTATAGCTATATTTTCGGCTACTTCTATAAGTTTTTTACCATATCCTTTGTGTTGATAAGAGTTATCAATATTATTCCCAACGTCGTTTAAATTAGAATATACATGCAATTCTCTTATTAACGCACATCCACATAAAACTGGTTGCATAAAGTCTTTATTTTCATTTCCATTATTTAATCTTAATCTAATAAAACCAATTAAATATTTTTCAGTTTCAAAAGAAATAAAATATTCTTCTCCCGAACTCGCTTTATAATGTTGTATATCTAATCTAATATCTTCTGTATTAACATTAAAGTCTTTAACCTCTCTACAGCGAATACAATTACATTTCCAATTATTTTTTTTCATATCATCCTGCAACAACTGTCTCATATTTACATATTGATGTTTATATCCTCCTGTGATATATGTAGAAGGGATATCTCTTATTATTCTATTTAGCCTTTTCCATTTCTGAACTTTTATTTTAAAATCTTTTATTAATTCAAATAACAATTGATCATTATATGGCACATACGAACCTTCGTCATACCATTCTTTTATTTTAGTCCAAGGCACTATAGCTGTGGGATATATTTTATACTGATCTACTTGTAGTCTTTCATCATATAGAGAATCATTTAGCATTTGTTTATCTAATTCATACGAAGAACCTGGAAGATTAGGCATTAAATGTATATCAATCTTATATCCATTATCTTTCAACATTTTAATAGCTTTATAAACGGTTTCAATACCATGTCCTCTTTTTATTTTTTTAAGAACTTCGTTATTAGTATGTTGTACTCCAATTTGAACACGTGTACAATTATATCTTCTAAACTCTAATATCTCATTTAGATTAATTGTATCTGGTCTAGTTTCTAATGTTAACCCAATTATATGTATCTTTGCTGTTTCATTTAATTCTATTTCTTCTTCTAAAGATAACATATCTCTTTTATCGTAATAAGTATTGGCCGCATAATATGTTGATGTTATAAAAGTATCTTTGTAATTTTTATGATAATTAGACCAAGTTCCACCCAAAATAATAAGCTCAACCTTATCTACTATATGCCCCATTTTCATTAATGTAGAAACCCTAGAATTAAATTGCAATATTGGGTCAAATTTATTTTCATTGGCACGTAAAACTGCAGGTTCAGAATATAAATATGATCGAGGTTGATCGATCCAATTATTGCCTTCATGTGCTTTCTCGTTAGGACAATAAGCACAATCATGTTTGCAACTAAACTTACCAATTTTTTTATTACCTTCGTCATCTATGTATTCGGGAGAACCGGATGTTAAAATTGTAACTACTATAACGCCAGAATTGGACTTATTTTTTTTCTTCGTAATTAATTTTTTTAACATAATATTCTCAATTTTTAAACTATTGTAAAAAAACATTAAGTTGCATTTTGATATTGTTATTTTGTATTTTTTTTGGATATTTTTTTGAAATATTATTATATCATTATTTGACTTTAAATTATCTATGTTTTTCAAAAACTCTTCTGATATAATTTCAAAATCTTTTTCATTAAATATCTTATCTTTATGATTATTGTCGTGTTTTATTATATTTTCAATATCATTTAACACCATATTTAATAATATATATGATTCATTTTTATATATTAAATGAAAT